TAAACTGCTCCACTTATATGACCACCATTTTATCATGAACTACAAACTCAAAGATCTCCAAGAACGTGTCAACAAACTGATTGAACAACAGGGTGAGGATGCAGAATGTGCAGCGTGGATTTACACTAAGTATGATTGTCATTTGAAGGATGAAGATGGTGAGATTGATTACAAGAATAACGTAGAAGACCCTGAAGTCATTGAACGTATCTTCGATGAAGTTGGGAACATTGATTACATTTACACTGTGATTCAGGAGTGTGTTGATGAGGTTACAGAAGAACAACTTATGTTACATCAACAGGAACTTACTGAGGTGTGAGTTACTCACCTCTAAACTGCTCCACTCATGTAACCACACACCAAACCATGAAAAACTATCCTCTCGGTATTGACAACCCTATCAAAGTAAAGGGTGTATTTGGTTCACATAAGTGGGCAATCTACTGGAAAGATGATATGACCAAGATCGCAACATTCAACTCTGAACATCAAGCTTACCAGGCTCGTCAATTCATCATTCAAGGTCTCTGATCATGAAATATCAAATCCAAATCAAAGTTGGTGGTAACTGGGAAAACACAGTTTACCTCCCTATGTCTAAAGAAGTAGCCACCAAGATCATGAATGGTCTCAGGAATGATTACCCCGAAAACTATTATCAACTCATCAGGGGTTGAAAGTTACTCACCTCCAAACTGCTCCATCTACATAACCACCTCTACAAAACAAACAAATGGCTTTCGTAGCTCCTGAATACAAATCTGAATATCTCACCGAGTGTCTCCTCGAAGTTCTCAACGACCGTTTCAAGGTTGACGCTATTGAGTCTGGTCATGTTCACTCATACCTTCTGAAGTATGAAGTGGCCAAAAAGTACATCAAAGTGTGGCGTCATGATGTATACAATGGTTTGATTCGTGAGGGTCGTTCGATCTTCATGTTCATCGACAAAGAGACCGGAGCTGTATACAAACCAGCCAACTACAAGGCACCAGCTAAAGGTATCAGGTTCTATATTGAGTCCTTGGTTGATACTCCTGAGGTCGTTGATCCTTATGGTAGCTTCCTCTAT